GAAGCGAACCGAGAGACCAGGAGTGAATTGGTCCGACGATGCCGGCTGGAGTTCTTCCGTTTGGACGAACAGCCCCACACCTGCACTGGTGAACTCTTCCTCAAACGCCTTGGATGTCGATTCAACCCGCCCGATCTTGGAGAATTGTTGCATCTTCTCCGAGAAGGCGTTCATTGTGACGGCCTTGATACCAGGGAACAACAGCCGCTGGAATTGACTTCGTGTGTTTGCCATGGTTTATGTCCTCCCCTACGCCACGGCCTGGGCCAGCTTCACGAATACTCGTGCATTGGCACCAAGGACGTTGTCGGTAGGACGGGCCACGATGTCAATCGCGCGGAATTGGACTCCCGCTCCGCCACCTACGTTTAGAGATTGACGGCTTTGTCGGAACAAGGTCGAAGCGAGGGCGTCGACCAGGTTGAATAAGCCGCCACGGTTGGCTGCTGCGAACGTGTCGGTTTGAACTTCAAAAAGCACGTTCGGGTCTTCGATGCCGATTATGGTGCCGGCATCGGCGGCCAGGATTTGGTCTTGGGAGAGTGGCCCGTTGGCGTTCATCACACTCGGAAGCGGGGCGAGAACGATCGCGGAGACAATACCATAGACCACATCATTCGGGCCGGCGTGTTTTGCGTTACCGTTGGCGTCGAGAGTATAGGCGTCATAGTTACTGAGAATCACCTCAGTTGCACTCGCCGTTGCGACTCTCGACCCAAGGACGGGTCTCTTTATCAACTTGGGAGATTTGATGTTGTCACCCAAGAGAGGGAGAAACCCGTTTGGACTGAAGACATTTGGATAAGCCATCTAATCCTCGGGTTGGACTTCGTCGTTCGTTGGGTACTCCTTGAAACCAGGGTCGGCGGGCATGACCACGGCCTGGCCCCGCACGACCTTTGTTTCTCGTGAGTGGACTTGGACATCTGTGTCAGCAACCTGCTTCACGGCCTTTCCCAAATGCCGTGGCACCTTGATGTCCGCGACTGCATGATCCGCACGGGCCTTCATAGCCCGTCGGTATCTCTGTTCGACGATTTTCGGGATCATCCCCAAGTGGAGATTCCCAACTTGGTGGTGGCTAGTCTGCGGCGTACCTGTCGCCGAGGCAACCAAATCCGACGGACGGGGCGGGAGCCCCACGTCCGTTGGTTCCACCAGTTTAAAACCGCGAGAGAGAAATTCGCCCATTCGTTCGGTACTGAAATACTGATAATAAAAGCCGTCCTCGGGGTCGGGGATTTCCAAGAGATTTCGCAACCCAAATTCCCGTGGGTCGACATTGTCGTCGTCGGCGGGAACGGCCCAGACCCGCCCTTTCTTGTCCTTAATTTCGACAATCTTCACGCCCCCCACTTCAATGGTCTGAGGGTGGAGCATCTCCTGAACCTTATCGCGTAGTTCTTCCATTAGACTGCCTCGTTATCTTTTTGTTGTTCCATGAAGTTTTGAACCCACTGCTTCTCAGTGACGCCGGTCATTTTCTTGAGGGCACCGCGCATGCCGGCTTTTTCTTTGTCACTGGCGAAGCGGGCGGGGATGGAGTCGATGGTCACCATCTTGGAGTAGTCGTCGGTGCTCGTCTCGACCTTATCGACAAGCGGGGCAGGCTTGCGGTCATGAACTCCATTCTTGGTTCCATTCTTGGCGGCCCGCTTCTTGTTGGTGATAACCATCGCTGCGGAAGCAGCTAAATACAACGAATCCTTGATATATCGTCCGCCTGCCTGTTTTGCAGTATTGACGAAAATATCATTCATGTCCTTTTGAAAGTCAGGGTCGTCGAGGTAGTCACCAAAATCATTGAGGACGTTGGTGCGGTCGCTCTCTTTGGCGGCCTGGACTGCCTCTCGACTCGCGAGAAGATTCCCTGTCTCACCCCGCATCTTCTCGATTTTGTCGTTGGCGATTTTCTCCGCAACTTCAACCAACGCTCGGGCCGCCACTTTGGGGTCGCGGTCGGTGAGTTTCTTCTCAAGCTCGTCCATGTCGATGAGGGGTTTGGTCGATTTGTCGTCGACCTTATCTTCTCGTCGGTTGGTGAGCTTTGACACCTCCCCTCTCAGAAAGACATTCTCCGCGTCCTTCTCAGCAAGCTTGCCCTCGAACTCCTCGCGGAGCGCGGCCAGCTTCTCATCTACTGACGAGTCGTCATCTTTCTTGTCATCCTTCTTATCGTCCTTCTCATCATCGTCCCCCTCCCCACCCCCAGCCCCATCGTCCTTCTCACCCTCTTTGATGAGGTCTTTTAGACCTTCACTTTCTTCCTCACCAGGTTCGACCTTTTCTTCTTCAGCCACGTTATTTCGCCTCCTTCGCCCGCTTGAACAGCGGGATAGTTTCATCAAATGTAGAAATCAAACGCACTGCGTGGGCAATCCCTTTAGCCCACTTCACTTGGCCAATCTCGTCAGCCCCAAGAGCTTCCTCAGCGGCGTCTTGGTAGAGCTTCTGCATGAACATCACAATGTGATTCCAAATGGGACTCTCCTTAAAGAGTTCAATGTCGTCCTTGAGCTTGGACAGCTCGGCTTCGGTTTCTATGTGTTCGTGGGCCATATTATCAATTCCAATTTGGAATGGTTAATCTATGCAGCAGCCGCGTCCACTCCCTCGTCCTTTGAGCCACCCTCAGCATTATCACCAACTTGCTGACCACCATCCAACCCTGGCCGGATTCCCATCGCGGTCATTTGTTTAGACATATTGGTCGCCATGAGCGACTCTTGTTGTCTCAAGAAAGCTGCTATCTGTTGCATCTTCTGGGTCTGTTGAATATGCTGCATCATCAACATCAAGGATTTCTGGTTGAGCATCTTCTTGGCGTTGGGGTCGGTGAGGAAGCCCATGTGGGAACGAAGGTGCTCGTCGAAGTTCTCATCAAGGTGGGGTTGGACGGCGGTGCCCTCGACCATCAACTTGTTCTCGATATTTGGAGAAGGTGATTGCTCCGGCAGGTCAGGCTTGTGAAGGGGGACACCCTTGTAATTCATGGCCTTGGCGACATGAGAGATGGCCGCATAGATAGTGTCGGGCTTCACAATCCCCAGTTGAATCAAGATTTGATTCATCAACAACGAAAGCATATTCATTGCGATGTCTCGCTGTAACTGTGGGTTGATCTGATCCAGGTTTCCTGTAAGACGAAGAAGCAGTTTTCCCTGGAGCCGATCTGTCTCAAAGCGCTTGACCAGCTTAACACCTTCCGCTCCACCAACCTGAAAGATTCGACTTGGGGGAGCGAATTGTTGATAGAGTCCAACAATTCGATAGAGTAATCTCCGCAAGGATCGAAGGAAACCAACAACAACAGCTTCAGTGCGGAGGTCGATGGCATTTGCTGTTCCAAGATACTCTGATGCAGACTGTCTCTTAGAGACAAAGCTGCCTGTTGAAGACTCGTTGAGTCCGCTTTGGGCGGAGCCATATTTGTAGACAAGGGCTTCATCTTGGAAAGACCACTGAGGACGAGCGTTCGTCTGTGGAAAAGATACAGATGAAGGGTCAGCAGTAGGATACATAGACCCAGGCTGGATTTTATAAACATCTTTCTGGAGTCCTGCAAGCGGTTTGTAAAAGCCGAAGGGCATTACCGACAGTGTCCCACTATCGAGACGTAGGTTGTGGATGCCATCAAGTTCGGCCTGGACATGGCGAAGCCACTCAGAGAGCGAGATGGGTAGAAACCGGCCTGGCCGCTCGATGAACCCAAATTTGACAGGGGAACGCTTCCCGTCTTTGTTGAGGGCTTCAAGACGCTCAATCCTAATAATCTCCCTAGCCCTTGGCACCACCCACACGGCTACCTGAACAGCAGGTGAGAGCGCAACATCTTGCTCGTCCTCACCCTCTTTTCGCTTTGGGTGAATCCAGCCTTCCCATCGGTATATTTCAATAAATCGCCGTTCGTAGTTGACGGCCTGGGTGTCTCGCGAATCAGTCCCCTCTTCTTCGTCTTGAAGAGTGGTGTAGTCCATCGGGACCACTTCCTGAATCTTATTTGTGGCAGTCGCGAGGACCCGATCGTTTCGTTCGTCTCCGAGATTGTACCAGGTTCCATTGGCAAGACCGTCGCGGTAGTCGGCGATGTTTTCCCAAAGACGGAGACCCATGAAAGGCAGTTTCTCTAGCTCAGGATGAGTGTTGATAAAGACCAGGTCTTCAGACTGGGGGATGACGATTTTGACCCCATTGAAGGTCGTCTCGATTTTGGAGACGTTGGCACACAGCCGTCCGTTGCGGATGCAGAACGTAACTTTTGCTTTGTCGGGGGAGTCCTCGTCAGGGTCTTTGACTTCAAGGGTAAAGATGCCCTGGCCCGTCTGTGCGACGATCTGGGCATCCTTGCCGTCGAACATGATTTCGATCGCGGCCTGGAGCTGAGACATGAGGGGTTTGGTCTCATCAAAGTCGAACTCCCTATACTCCAGTAGCTCTCGGCGTTCCTTCTTCCAGCACGGAATAGGCAGGCAAACTCCACCAATCAAGACCTGCTGGATTACCCTCTCCAGTTGCTCCCTGAGGTCGACGATTTCATCGAGTTCCCATTGGAACCACATATTAGTTTCATCAAGCCCAGCCGCGTCAATGCTTTCGTCGAGAGCCTCAAAACGGGTGACGTACTCACCTCCCAGAAGTGCTTTAACAATTCGCGCTGCCCATTGTTGAATTTGAACCGACGTGAAGGGGACCCTGACGTTGGCGGCGTCTTCATACGGGAATGTCTTCGCATCAACGATGCCTTCCCAGTTTTTGACCAACTCAACCTGATTAAGATACCATTCACTCAGGCCCGCTGCTCCATCATTGAAGTCGCGAATCACCCGATTGATGAGGTCGGTGGCATCGTCATCACTCAGCTCAATCGAAACCCGTTTCTTCTTCCCACGAGAGAGGAGCGCGGCCAGGAGAGCGTCGTCATCAACGGTCAAAGCTATTGGTGACGTGTCTTGGTCTGGCCGCGCTCCCTCGGGGACAGGGGCGGCGACGGAAGACTGATCAGGTTCAATATTTGGAAAGCCTGTGCTCATCGTTTACTTGGCCACGTTCTACACATCGGATTGGGGCAGAGGTTACCCTCGGAGTCGACATGGACCTTTCCGTCCATGCCAACGGCACGTTCTTTCAGGGCTTCAGTTCGGGGCATCAGGTTGAGAGGGTTCATCGGGTTATGTTGCTGTCGGAGTTCTGTGTACTCATCGTGATGTAGCTGCTCATGTAGTGGGCCACCCCTCATCATCGTTTGTGGCTCATGGCCTTTGCAGAGGTCTCGCAATAGGGTGTTGCATCCAACATGAAACCAACTACTACCATCACATGAGTAGAGTGTTTGAGGCCCACAAGGTGAGGTCGTCTGTGCATAGCCAACTGCCGCAACAGCAAGGGACAAGACGGCTATGCAAACGACCAGTTTCATCCTAGAGACCACTGCTCCCCGCGAGCGTCAAGATTGCTGCAACCACAGCTCCCAGCCCACCAAGCCAGGCCGCGGCTCCTGGACCCTGGCTCTGGGCAAAGGCGATGTTACAGACGGTCGAGGGGTCGGCGGCTACACGCTCGGTCATCATTACAGGATGGCAATTCGCGCCACCGGCGTCACATAGACTATGCTGAGAAAGAACGATCGGTGTGGGTGGTGTGACAGGAGGTGGCGTCGGGGGAGTGGGCACCACACATCCTGGCCCTTGGCCCACTGAGACAACTGAGTCCCAGGGCATTCCAGTTGCGCTGACGTTGCCATCAGCAGTCTTGGCGACGAGATTGCTACAGCCAGAGACAAAAACCAAAACCAAAAGAAAAGGGAGTATTTTCATGACCAGTACCTCCTAGAATTTGTGTACTGAAACTTGAAACTGTCCCGCACCTCGAGTGCGTCGCTCTCGACGGCTGCCACCAACAATAAGAGCTTTTGCCATCGTGCGAGCTTTCGCGCCGGTGATTTGGACCCAGCCGTTGGTAGAGTCGAAGTGCTGCGCATAGCCACCAGAGAGCACCTGAAAGGGCTTTGAGATGTGGCCGGTGAAATCGAGAGGTTTGCCGGCACTATTGGCGAAGCCGAACCATGCGGGGGTGATGAAATCGGTGACAAGGATATCACCAATCTTGTATCCATATTGGTCGTCTTCGCAAGGGTCACAGGTTTCGTAGGCCCAGAACTCGCCGGCGTTGTCTTGAGCACCTAGGTTGATGGTGGGGTCGACGGCCATCTCACACAACTCATGGGAAGCACCAACACTAATGCTTGAGTTGTCACTGAGAATGGTCTTGCAGAAGACCTTACTAATGGGGAGGCCTTCGTTAGTGAGGTCATGGTAAGCGAGGGCACCGGCCTGGTCACTGTCGTCGAGAAACACGAGCCACCAAGAGCCTGCCGTGGGGGTGGAGCCTTTGGGGACGAAGGAGAAAAAGGCCGCTTCAAGGTCCCAAATCGGGGCCAGGTCACGGTTCCATTGGGTTTGAAGTGCGAGCATCATCGCTTGGACAGCGGCGTCGTCGATGACGGTGGACTCGTTGATTACGGCTATTTGAACCATTTTATGTTTGTGTCTCCTCATTTATTCGGGCCGAGCATTGTGTTCATGGCCTTTTGCAGGCCAGGACTCTGTGTATTCACAAGGCCACTCGAGATTAGACCACCCACGACGGCCTGCCAATCAAAGCACAGTGAATAACGAAACCCCGCCGCCACTTCAATTCCACCATACCCCACCAAAAAGGCCGCGACCGTTTTGAGTATAAATTGCCACCGGTCGCTCATAGTATAATCCTATACCCGCCCAGCCCCCCGCCGAGGACCAAGATCAAGACGATGATAAGTAATATGTCCATCACTGCTCTCCTTTATTCTGTTTTTCTCGCTCAGTGAGCGAGCCGGCCATTAGACCCTTCGAGAACGCAGCGTCACGCTCGGCAAGTTGGGAGATTCGGTTGAGTTCAGACTGTTGGCTATTCACCATCGTGTGAAGTTTGGAGAGCATGTAGATTTGGATAGTGCCGAAGGCACCAGTGATAAGTGCGACGAGAACGGAGCTAATGTCCCAATGAACCTCAGCCGACATCGCAGCAGCGGCTACAGGTGTGGCAGCAATAGAGACATACACTAGCTTCGCGGTCGGGATATGATAAGTCACGGCTTGTGCTCCAACATATCTATATTCAAAAGGCCATCAACATCTCGAATCTTGTTGATAGATTTGTAGTGCTTGGTCTTCATGTTATGGAAACCTCGCCCCCGCGTTGTGGGAACCACCAAAGGCTTGGCGGCCAGGGAAGTCAGTGGTTGAGGGGGTGGAAGTGCCAGCAGTACTTGTTGCGGTCGCCGTATTCGTCGCCGTAGCCGTTGCAGTATTTGTTGCGGTTGCTGTAGCCGTGTTGGTGGCTGTAGCGGTCGCAGTGGCCGTTGCTGTTGCGGTGGGGGTGGGCGTGGGAAGAAGGTCAAAGGCGACTACAACGCCAGCCGTGTCAGCCGTAGCTGGTGAACTTGCAGGGTTGATGTTATAGCCCCAACTTTGCGCTCCGATGATGTTAGACTCGAACATCGTTGGTGAGTTTGGATTCCAGAAGCCGCAAGTTATAGAGCCTGTCCCCGCGCCAGTGCAACAAGCGGTTGGGACACCCGAAGATTGGCAGAGCGGAACGATGGTGCCACTCTCCGGTATAAGCGCTCCGTTAGTAACTCCGAAGGCGAATACTGGATTGTTTGTAGCAATCTCTCCAAGAATAAAGTCATCGCCGTTAGTGGTTGTCACTGAACCCGTTGAAATCGAAGTAGCTCCGGTTGCGCTAGTTGAGCCAGTCGCATCGACATTACTCAACGGAGGCCACTCTAACTCCTCGGCCCAGTTTAAGCAGCCACTTCCTGTTTCGGAGAAATTAATTACAATAGTGACTGTGCCACCAGCAGAAAAGAACGGACAATGACCAACCATCGCAGCGGCGTCCGAGATTATCTTTGATTTGTCGATGGTTGCTGAAACACCATTACAGGTCGGAGTACCAAAAGAGAGAGTCCCGCCTGCGGGTACACCAATCGTCGCACCAAAAGTAACACTATCGTTGGCAGTTACGCCATTTAAGACTTCAGACAGAGACGTAGCCGAACAACTAGAACTATAGCCCTGTGCGAAAGTTGATTGAACTAGCTTGCTTGACTGGATGTAGATGATTCCACCTGTTCCTGCACCACCCGCACCGCTATCGGTTGTACTTGAGCCACCACCGCCGCCACCACCATATAAACCACCTGCCGCCCCATTCGCGTGAGTAACCGACTTAAAACCACCACCCGCCCCGCCGCCATTGCCAGTAAGACCAAAGGCAGTTCCGTTTCCGCCCGCCCCAGCATTTGCGGAACTCGTTGCCGCAGCACCGCCTGTGTCAGAAAAGAATCCATTCCAACCGCCCGCGCCGCCAGCGGCAGCAGAGACTATGGCTGGAACAGAGCCAGCGTTTCCTGCTCCGTTACTACTAGCAGCCCCTCCACCACCCGCCCCGTATGTACCAGCGGCGCTAGAGCCACCAGCACCACCAGCAAATTTAATTGTGCCTGTGTCGTTCGCAGTATTACCGGCTGCTCCACCTGTGATACCGGAAGCAAGAGCACCACCAGCCGAACCGCAAGTAGGCGATGCGCCCAAACTCGCGCCGTTAAAAAAACTAGCGCCTATTGTTAGTGGACTGCCGTTTGCGGTTCCTATCTGATAGGTGATGCTCCCACCGATAGTAAGAGTTTGATTTGACACTCCTGCAAAGTCGCCACCAGCGCCGCCACCGCCACCCGTTGATACGCCAGTACCAGCCGCGCCGTTAGCGCCAGCACCAATACAATCAATGGCGTTATTCGTGTTTTTCCAACGGCTATCGACGGTGTAGCAATTAGCTCCACAAGTAGAAGTGTTGGAAGTAAGAACTGTATACCACTGCGCCCCCGCTCTCGCGGGCGAGATGCACACCGCCAGCGCGAGCAGACCGAGGTACTTCAACCAGCGCGTCATGGGGTGCTCCTAGCCGTGGGGGTGGCGGACGGCGGGCAACAACCCCTACACCCA